AAGAAATCAGCCACATGGCGGCCCACTGAGGGTGAGGATTCTACTATTAGGCTTCTTTCTTTTCCAGACAACGACGGACAGCCATTCAAGGAGCTTTATTTCTACTATAATATTGGAAATAATCCCGGACTCTTGGCTCCCTACCAGTTTGGTGACCCAGACCCAATTCAGGAATTGATTACTAAGCTTAGAGGTGATGATGCTCGTGAGTCCTATGAGCTAGCAAAGAAGCTCTATCCCAAGATGCGCGTATATGCCCCTATCATCGTTAGAGGAGAAGAGGACAAAGGTGTTCAAATCTGGGGATTTGGAAAGATGGTGTATCAGTCACTTCTTAATATTATGCTAGATGAAGACTACGGCGATATTACAGACCCAACAGAGGGAAGAGATGTCAAGGTCACCTGCACCAGAGAGGCTGGAAGAAAGTGGGCAACAACTACTGTTCGACCAAGAGGAAAGGAGACAGATCTCTCTACAAATAGCAAGCAAGCATCTACATGGATGTCTGAAATTCCAGATCCCACTGCGATGTATGAGTGCAAGTCATATGACGAACTTACCAAGATTATTAATGACTGGTTGAATTCGGATATGGAAGACAACTCTATGGGAACTTCCATGGGAGGTTCTAAGAAGCCCGCACCTGATAATTCGGGATCTTCTTCTGACAGCTCTGGTTATAAGTCTCTTGATGATGCTTTCGCAGATTTGATGGAATGATATAGTACTAAGAGAGGGAGAATTTATCTCCCTCTCTTTTTTAAGTACCAGGAGTGTGCGGTTTGGCAAAAACAAATGATTTTACTAGTGATCTAATTAAATCTCTCAATAAAGAGCACGGAAGCCGTGTTGCTTATAACTTGAGTCAAGATGAATCTCCAACTCATGTTAATCGCTGGATTAGCACAGGGTCAAAGCTTCTTGACTATATTTGTTCAAATAGAAGAGATGGTGGTCTTCCAGAGGGAAGAATTGTAGAGATTTTTGGCCCTCCTTCTATAGGAAAGTCACATATTGCAACACAGATTGCAAGAACAACACAGAGAATGGGAGGTATTGTAGTCTACATAGACACAGAGAATGCTACATCTGTTGAGAATCTAAAAATGCTTGGAGTTGATGTCGCTAGCCGATTTGTGTATGTCGACACTCACTGCACAGAAGAAGTTCTTTCAATTGCAGAAGCAACAATTATGAAAGCCAAGGCAATGGACAAAAATATTCCTGTAACAATTGTGTGGGATTCTGTTGCTGCATCTTCACCAAAGGCAGAGCTTCTTGGTGATTATGACAAGGAGTCTATTGGATTACAAGCTCGTGCGATTTCTAAGGGAATGAGAAAGATAACCGGTGTTATTGCAAATCAAAATGTTCTATTTGTAATCCTTAACCAGATTAGAACTAAGATAGGTGTGATGTATGGAGATCCCGATACAACACCCGGCGGGAAGGCAATACCATTTCATGCGTCAACAAGAATTAAACTAGGTGCAGGTCAACAGATAAAGGAGGGAGACGATGTCATCGGCATACACGTTTCAGCAAAGACAATCAAGAATAAGGTTGCTCCCCCGTTTAGAAAGATTGATTTTGAGATTCACTTCGGCGTGGGCATTAAAGAACACGAGCAAGTTTTCGACCTATTGAGAAAGAATGGTCCTGAAGTAATTGGTAAAAATCAAGTAGGTGTTTCTGGGACTGGATCCTGGAAGACGTTTTCTGTGATAGACTGCGATACTGGTGAGTCTATTATTGAGAAAAAATTTCATAAAGCAAGCTTTAATGACATAATAACAGATCCAGAATATTCTAGTTATATTGACGACTTACTTGAAAAAGCAATGGTGAAAAAATTTAATCAAGATCCAGATATTGATATTGAGTCTTATGAAGAAGTAAGGGCAGTTGCACTTGAAATTGAGTGAGGTGTAATTTGAGCAAGGTAACACCCGTTGTTCTGGTTGATGCATTTAATCTTTTTATGAGGCACTATGTTGCTCATCCTGCGATGAGCGATCATGGACAGCATGTTGGTGGGATTGTTGGATTTTTAAACGCTTTAAAGAAGATATGCTTTGAAATGACACCCACAGATGTCGTCGTCGTATGGGAAGGCGGGGGATCAAAAAAGAGAAGGGATATTCTTCCCTCATATAAGATGAGCAGAAGACCTCAAAAACTAAACAGATTTTATGAAAATGATGACATTCCCAACACAATTGAGAATAGAAATGATCAAATTTCTTTTTTAATATCATCTCTAAAAAGGCTTCCTGTAATTCAGGTCTATGTTGATAGCTGTGAAGCAGACGATGTTATTGGATATCTTTCTAGATATAAATTTAGAGATGATAAAAAAGTTATCATCTCTTCTGATAGAGATTACTACCAGCTTCTAGATAACAGAACAGTGATTTTCTCTCCTACCTGGAAGAAGTTTGTCAATAAAAAAGAAGTTATAGAAAAATTTGGAATAAGCCCAGCCAACTTCTGTCTTGCAAAAGCTATATGTGGCGACCCTTCTGATAACATAAAGGGTGTAAAGGGTGCCGGATTTAAGACAATATCAAAAAGATTTCCCTCAATGGCCTTAGAGGACGACTGCACTATATTAGACATAATTTCAGAAGCAAAAGAAAGGGCCCAGGAGAAGAAATCACCAAAGATTTTTAAAGAAATAGCAGCCAGTGAGAACCTAATTAGAATGAACTGGAAATTAACGTATCTAGACACTTCAAACATCTCGCCCACACAAATTAAAAAGATTGAAAGTTTAATTGATACTTTTAGTCCAACACCAAATAAAATATCACTAATCAGGATGATGATAAAGAATGGAATTCAGAATCTTGATGTCGATCACCTTTTTCTATCAATGAGGAACATTGGAAAACGTAGTAATAATGAATGAGTTTGCTTCTGAGGGACATGCGCACTTTAAGCAATATGGCAAGTCTTTTCAGGAGAAGATCTTTCAGTGTCTGATCACTGACAAGAACTGGTCTACACAAATGTCGGAGGTTATGACTCCGACATATTTTGATTTAAAATATTTGAGATATTTGTCAGATAAATATTTCTCTTATTATCTCAAATATAAAGACTTTCCCACACTACCTCTCTTAATCACGATAGTTCGTGACGACCTAAGGGAGGGAAAGGATATAATCCTTAGAGATCAAATAGTTGAATTCTTGCATAGAATTAGAATGAACCCAGATGTGGGGGATCTTAAGTTTGTCAAGGAGAAGACACTTGATTTCTGCAAGCAGCAAGCTATGAAAGAAGCCCTAGAAGAGGCAGTTGAAAGAATTTCAGACGGAAAGCTTGAGTCTGTAATGGATCTTATGAGACACGCTCTTTCTGTAGGCATGCCCTCTTCAATTGGTCATGACTTTATGGAGGATGCAGAGGCTAGATTTGTTCATATTAGCAGGTGTGCTTGTCCAACTGGAATCCCTCAGCTTGACAAGAAAGACATTCTAAATGGAGGATTAGGACGAGGTGAGATTGGTGTAATTACTGCCAACACCGGTGTTGGAAAGAGCCACTTTCTTGTAAGTGTGGGTGCTGAGGCAATCCGTCGAGGAAAGAATGTTATTCATTATACATTTGAACTCTCAGAGACAGCTGTCGGCCTAAGGTACGACTCTAATTTTTGTGACATCCCAAGCAATGAAGTCATTGATAGAAAGGATGAAGTTCTCAAAAAATATGAAGATATGGATCTTGGACGGTTAATTATCAAAGAGTACCCAACAGGTTCAGCAACTGTAATGATGATTAGAAATCATCTAGAAAAATTATCGCTGAAAGGTTTTGTCCCAAGCTTGATTATAATTGATTATGCTGATATCATGAGATCCTCTAGAAAATATGACTCACTTAGACATGAGCTTAAGTTGATTTACGAAGAGTTGAGAAATCTAGCAATGGATATGAACATTCCCGTCTGGACTGCATCTCAGGCAAATAGAGATTCTGCAAATTCAGATATTGTCGGACTTGAAAATATGTCAGAAGCATACGGAAAAGCAATGGTTGCAGATGTTGTAGTTTCACTTTCTAGAAAGCCAACAGAAAAATCTAGCGGTCTTGGTAGAATTTTTATTGCAAAAAATAGAGCAGGAAGGGACGGTGTTTTATTTCCAATGAAAATGGACACTGCTAGGTCAAAGATCCTTGTCGTCGACAATGATGATGAGATGACACTAAGCGAGGCTTTAAGGTCAGACAATAATGATATGAAAACCATATTGAAGAATAAGTGGAATGAGATTAACAGTTCTAGTTAGTCTGCTGTAATTTTAAAAATCTTGGAGAGATTAGGAATGCATAAGTTTGAAGATGTAATTAGTTCTTCGACAGATTATTTTGAAGGAGATGACCTAGCTGCGTCAGTATTTGCTACAAAGTATGCACTGTGTGATAAAGAGGGCAACTATCATGAAAAGACTCCCGATGATATGCACAAGAGGCTTGCAAGGGAATTTTTCAGGATTGAGTCGAAATATCCCAATCCATTGACAGAGGATGAAATCTATAATCTCTTTAAGGATTTTAAGTATGTAGTTCCTCAAGGCTCGCCCATGGCTGGCATCGGAAATAATAATCAAATTCAATCTATTTCCAACTGCTTTGTAATTGAATCACCTAGAGATTCATACGGAGGAATATTAAAGTCAGATCAAGAACTTGTTCAAATTGCAAAGCGTCGAGGAGGAGTAGGGTTTGATATATCTACTCTTCGACCAAAGGGTCTACCGACAGGAAACGCTGCAAGAACAACAGATGGAATAGAAGTCTTTATGGAAAGATTTTCTAACTCTACACGAGAAGTAGCACAAGGGGGGAGAAGGGGTGCGTTAATGATAACAATATCTGTTCATCATCCTCAAATTAGAGACTACATTAACATCAAAAGAGATAGAAAGAAGGTTACAGGCGCAAATATTTCAATCAGGCTTTCTGATGAGTTTTTGACTGCTGTCAAAGACGATGGTGATCTTCACTTAAGATTTCCTGTTGAAAAAGATTCAGACCATGTTGTTCAGGATAGGGTTAGAGCTAGAGACGTCTGGGATGAAATCATAGATGCTGCACATGATTCTGCAGAGCCGGGACTGATATTTTGGGACTCTGTTATCAGAAATTCACCAGCTGATGTTTATGAAGAAGAGGGGTATGGGACTACTTCTACAAATCCATGCTCAGAGCTCCCTCTCGCTCCTTACGATTCTTGCAGATTAATGCTTGTCAATCTCATAGCATTTGTTGATGACCCATTTACAGAGTCTGCAGCGTTTGATTTCGAAAAGTTTAGTGAATGTGCTGTCAAGGCTCAAAGATTGATGGACGATATGATTGATCTTGAAGTTGAGCAAATAGACAAGATTTTAAGAAAAATTAAGTGTGACCCTGAGGCTAAAGAAGTTAAGAAGATTGAAAAAGACTTATGGGAGACAATTAGAAAAAAGGCATTAAACGGAAGAAGAACAGGGCTGGGTGTAACAGCTGTGGGTGATACACTTGCCTCTCTTGGAATAAGATACGGAAGTGAAAAATCTATTAGGGTAGTTGAAGAGATATACAAGACTCTTGCAGTATCTGCCTATAAGTCATCATGTACTATGGCATCTGAGAGAGGTGCTTTTCCAATTCACGATCACAATAGGGAAGTTGGTCATCCCTTTCTAGAGAGAATATGGTCTGCTTGCAATAAGACAGCTAAGATGAGCAAGCAGGCTGGAAGGAGAAATATTTCAATTTTAACTACTGCACCTGCTGGATCAGTTTCAACTTTGACACAGACTTCAAGCGGAATTGAGCCAGCATTTATGTTGAAGTACACTAGAAGAAGAAAGATAAGTCAGATAGCAGAAGGTGTAGAGGCTGATTTTATAGATGATCTTGGTGACTCTTGGAAGGAGTACGATGTATATCATCACGGGTTTAAGGACTGGATGAACAAGTCTGGCCTCTCTGAGGTTGAAGATTCTCCGTACTATATGTCAACAGCAAACGAAATCAACTGGGAATCAAGAGTCAAGCTTCAGGCTGCAGCCCAAAGGTGGATTGATCATGGAATATCTTCTACAATTAACCTTCCCAACGATGTAACTGTAGATGAAGTAAAGAAGATTTATGAAGCAGGTTGGGAACTGGGATGTAAAGGGCTGACAGTATATAGAGATGGATGTCGGACAGGTGTTTTAATTGGTGAGGGATCAGAAGAGGATCAGTCGTTTAAAACACATGAGGCACCTTTCAGGCCATCAGAGCTAGAGTGCTCAATACATCACGCAACAATCAAGGGAGAAGCGTGGACTATTCTTGTTGGACTAATGGGTACAAGGCCTTATGAGGTCATGGGAGGTCTCCAGAAGTACATAGAGATTCCCAAGAAGTATAGAAAAGGTATAATCATCAAGCATCCGTACAAGACTAAGAATTCTAGATACGATCTTAGGATTGGAGGAAACGGTGATGAAATTCTCATAAAGGACATAGTCGATGTATTTGATAATCCCAATCATGCAGGATTTACAAGAACAATCTCACTAGCACTTAGACACGGTGCACCGATTAATTACGTCGTAGAACAGCTTCAGAAAGATAGAGAAATGGATATGTTTTCTTTCTCTAGGGTGATTGCAAGAGTTCTAAAGACATACATTCAAGATGGAACATCACCAGGTAAAAATGTTTGTGAAAGCTGTGATGGAACAGACTCTCTAAGGTATCAGGAGGGATGTGTAACATGCATGTCTTGCGGATACTCAAAATGCTCTTAAAGGAATAGTGCTTTACAATGAAATGGACAACAAAAATATCTCCCCTTGTCAAAGAAGTGGAGCTAAGAAAGAATCCGGTAATAATTACTGTTAATAAGTTTGATGAAAAGTCTGCAAAAGAGTTTCAGCAGCAAGTAGCACAAGCACACAATACTGGTCAAAAAGTCATACCAGTTGTTATTGACTCTTATGGGGGACAGGTTTACAGCTTGATGTCTATGATAAGCGCAATTTCACACTCAGAGATTCCAGTTGCTACTATTGTTGAGGGCAAGGCAATGTCATGCGGAGCAATTCTATTCTCTTTTGGTGAGCAGGGAATGAGATTTATGGATCCTGACGCTACAGTTATGATCCATGATGTATCAAGCATGGCATGGGGAAAAGTTGAAGAAGTCAAAGTTAGCGCAGAAGAGACAGATAGACTAAACCAAAAAGTCTATACAATGATGGCGAGAAATTGTCGAAAGAAGGACGACTACTTTCTAAAGATTGTACATAGAAAAGGACATGCAGACTGGTTCCTGGACGCTGATGAGGCCAAAAAGCACGGAATGGCAAATCAGCTAAGAGTTCCCAAGGTTAATATCAACGTTTCAGTTGACATAGAATTTGAGTGAATCATGGATAAAGTATTTTATAATAAATCATCTGCCTCAAATCTTGGCTGGGATCCCAGCTGGTTTGGGTGTGATCACTTTGATGATACGTTAACCTCTGCTGTTAGAAAGTGGCAAAGAGAAAATAGCCTAACAGCAGACGGACTTGTGGGACCAACTACCTACAGAAGGATCTGGACAGAGAGGGAATCAGAGATATCTACTTTTAAACCAGCAGATAGGAGATTTGACTCTAATAGGTGGATTGTTCACAACGGAAAGTTTATACCAATTGAATGGAAAAAAGTTGTTCTCTGGGATGAGCATGGCGGTCTCGATACAAAGAAGGGAAACTACTATGACTACTCAGGAAAGCCAGACAGAAAGCCTACATTTTTCGTTAATCACTGGGATGTCTGTTTATCATCAGAGTCATGTGCCGGTGTTTTAAAAAGAAGGGGTGCTTCTGTTCACTTTTGTATCGATAACGATGGAACAATTTATCAGCTTTTAGATACACAGCACGCAGCATGGCACGCAGGTGGGCAAAAGTGGAATCAAAAATCTATTGGTGTGGAGATATCAAATGCGTATTATACAAAGTATCAGAGCTGGTATGAAAAAAATGGCCTGGGAGCTAGACCAGTTTTGGAGGATTCATGGACTCATGGGAACAAGCATAAGCCTCATCTCGGATTTTATCCAGTACAGGTTGAGGCGGCACGAGCACTATGGAAAGCAATACATATCGGATTCGGAATCCCGCTAGAATGTCCACTAAGGGATGGCCAGATGTTGACGGGTGTGTCATCAGAAGCTGCTAAGGGAAAGTTTGAAGGATTTGTTCATCATTATCATCTCACAAGAAGGAAGATAGATTGCGGAGGATTTGACTTAGAATCCAACCTCCAAATTGTAAGACAGTCGCCTATGTATTGTCTATAGTTTTGTGAGAAATAAATTGGAACTTGTATCGACACATGTTTGTAAGACACAAAATCTCGGTATGCATGGAAACCTTTTCGGCGGAGTAATGCTTTCCTGGCTAGATGAAGCTGGAGCAGCATTCACGTCCCAGGTGTGCGGAACACCAAGGATGGTGACTAAGTCAATTTCTGAAGTAGTCTTTCAGAAACCAGTTAGAGCTGGACAGATTATTAAGATATATGCCGATGTTGTAAAGATTGGAGAATCATCAATTACAATCAGGCTGGAAGCTAGAAGACATAGTGTGTACAACGGATCACAGAGAAATGTCGTCTCTGTTGATATGGTTTTTGTCAGAATAGACGGAGATGGTGAACCTGTCCCAATTAAGACGATTAGGCATGACTATCAGGATAGAAGGGCTAATAAGAAACAATAAGCTTTTTTAACAACAGATGACAGAGATGGTACTTTTATGAAACATCTGTGATCTTTTTTGTTATCATCTCGGGGTAAAAAATGACAGCCATTAGAGTTACTGAATCTACCGGGTCTGTCGGGTCTATTCAAATTGCTGACGGCTCTGGAGGATTTCTATCTGGTACTCTGAAGGCTGGTGATAATATCACAATAGCAGATATGGGTTCTGGGTCTTTTGCAATATCAGCATCGATATCTGCAGGATCTACAATTGGTACTGCAGAAGATAGTGACTATACTGATGGGTTATTTTCCAGCTTTACTTCTTCAACAGCAATAGGTACTGCCATTGATAAATTTAATGAAGTTCTTAAAGCACTTGCACCTGATCCTGCACCAGACCTAGATGACATAAGTTCTAAAAGCACTGGAACAACTTCAATTCTTTCTTTTGGCTCTAGCAACAACCAGGCTTCTGGATCTCCTGCCTATATTAGTGTTTCAACTTCTGCTGGACTTTCGGCAGTTGACGTAAATGGATCTTATACAGTAACTACTAGTAGCAATAATATACGTCTTGGAGTTTTTGACGGTGATACACATGTAAGCGGTGTTTTAAATGCTGATGTAGGATCCAATAGTCAGGGAAATAGTGTACAGAACTATCCTGAATTTTCTTTTGGAAATGGTGAAACAGGTGTCCTACGCCTTGAGGTTAATGGGTCTACGATTAAGGAGATTGATCTAACTACTGCAATTATCGGAAGCGGAACATCTGGCATCGGGACAGGATCTTATCTTGACTCAGATGGTTCAGGTTTTAATTTCTTTTCTACTGAGTCCTCCGGGACACTTTCAAATGGAAACTCTTTTGCATCCTTTAAACACAGAACTGGTCAATTTGTTGTAGCATCTGGAAGCCAAAGACGCGGATGGAACTATGCTAGAGTTTCACACGTTATGACAGGGACAACTTCAAATACAAACTATGTTGAGTGGGTTAATGATGATAACGCTAATTCACTGGCTGCAGCAGGAAATGAATTATCTTTCGTAGGTTCTGGTAGCATTCATATATCTGGAATTGAATATTTTCAAAGCGGTACTGCGACGTATGCTGCTAGAGTTACGAACGCATACAAGTATGTTTATGATAATACTGACATAACTTTTACAACTTCAAATAGCGCCGCAGAAAGCTCAAGCCCATCATTCTCAATAAGCGCACAGTCAAAGCCCTCGATAGGTGGAGGTGAAACACATGCCAAAGTTCTTCACATAACTGGATCGGGAGCTGTAACTTCAAATTACTTTATAAGCGGAGCATTGACAGCAGGCATAAACGTCACACACCCTCTTAAGTCAAATCTTTCAAATAGCGGTCAAGCATCCACTACCGGAATATTGATGTATAACTTATCAAATACATCAACAGCCCAATCAGAAACATTTAGAAGAGAAGACTATAGGATTGTCAGCGGAGGATATAACACACAGGCTTCTCTGACTGATTCTGCAAATAATTGGGATTCTGAAAAACACATAACTGGATCAAACGGAGGTCACAGTAATGGTCTACAGTTCTATAATTCTAGGCTTTATTCCCCGACCAGCACATTAAGATCAGGTGATTTTAGAGACTCTTCAGAGAGTGGAAAGCTAGACAACTCTCCACCGGGAAATCCAAATTATTCTGGAGAGTCTGGACAGAGAACATTCTATAGATGGTTTAAAAATGAAACTGGATCGACAAAGTATGATCTAACGATTGCAATTAATGGATCCGGAACAACAATTGTCACAGCTGCGACAGCACTTAATAGTGGGAGAATTAGAGTCTTTGTTAAGTTCCCGTCAGATGGAACTAGGGAGACTGGATGGCTTGATCTAGCAACTGAGTTTGTCCTTGATGACTATGATGACAATGATGGTGCTCATACAGCAAATGGCGCGCTAAGCTTTGACAGCAGTCTAAATGCTACAAACTATGTTACTCTTGGCACAGTTGGGATCGGAGATGATGAATATATTGGATTAAGAATTGAAGCAGATACAGGATGGACCGGCTACATAAGCCAGATTACTGTAACGTTTGGCGCTGGAACAGGCACAATATCAGCAGTTCCAGATTTAGATGATATTGACTGCAATGACGATGGAACAGATTGTAATCTTTCTTTTGGATCTTCAAAGTCAATATCGGGATATACAGATGTGGGAACAGCTGCCGGATTTTCTGCTACAGATGTTAATGGAAAATACCAGACCGCTGCTTCTTCAAATAATTTAAGAAGATCTGTCTTTGGGCTTGATACAATTATTGAGGGTGATTTAAATGAGGATGTTTCTGCAACCTCTCCTGACTATGTTGCAAATTCATTCTCTGATGCAAATAGCGGCTCATTAGTATTAGAGATAAATGGCTCTGATGTTCATACGGTTAGTTTAGCAGGTGCATATAATAACGTCGGAGCCGGAGAACCCGGATCGGGAACAGGTACATCGTTTACCAGCAATAGCGGATTTTTTGATTTAAGTGTATGGAGGCCTGCAGAGTGGGATAATGAAGTTCCCTATTATCCTGAGGTACATAGAACAGGAAAGTATAGAGTGCATACAGGACATCAGCGAAATGGATGGAATTATGCAAGAGTAAAGCACGTTGGCAGCTGGGGAACAAGAACAACAAACTATGTTGAATGGGTAAATGACAGTAATTCAAATGCGCTTAGTGCTGACGGGTTGATTCTACAACCCTTTGGGGATGATAATTTATTTTATCTAAGTGGTGTAAAGTACTTTATTGAGCCAAGTGGAAGCATCGAAGTCAGGGTGTCAAACATCTATAAGAATGTCTATTCAGATAGCAATTCAGCAATATCATTTACAAATCTGACAAATGCAACAGGTGTAAAGATTGTTCAGGCAGGAACTGGGCTTTCATCGACAAAGTCAACAAGCTCGTCTACAGACAGTCTTCAAACACTAAGCACAACTGCAAATTCTCAAAATGCTGACGCTCATGTTACTGGATCAATTCAGTTTTCACGATCATCATCTTTAAGCGGATCTTTTTCAACTGCGTATAGTGCCTCTGGATCTTTGGTTTTTGATCACCCGCTTAAGACAAATTTAACAACATCAGTTGTGACATCATCAATTCTTCATGTCTATTCTGCAAGTGATAATTCAAATGCAAATACTACTGAGTACTTTAACGGAGAAGTATTTAGAATTCAGAGCGGAAGCTTTTCTGCACAGGCAAATGTTACATCTATTTCTTATAACTGGTCACCTACAGGATCGATAAACGATAATAGCAATTTTTCTGGATACTATACGGGTCTAATGCTCTATGATGGAAAGCTAATAAGCCCATTAAAGGGTGGCAATAGTGGAGACTTTAGAAGGTATAGCGAAGGAGGAGTTCTCGATGGTCCTGTAAGTAATGTAAATTATAGCTCGCTTGGCGTTTCAACTAGAGAATATTACAGGGGATTTTTAAATAACACTACAAATGACAGGCCAAGTGTGACAATTGCAATATATGGTGATGCTACAATTGTAGGAAAGACAGGCGCAAATATTGCATCTCTTGGCACTAATAAGAATATTTTTGTTGAAGTCAACATTCCTGCAAAGACAGAATTTTTAGATTTAGGAAAGCCCTCTGCAGGTGCAGGAAATACTAGTGCAGGAGACGGCTGTCTAAGCGGTGATCTTGATGCAACTGTTGATGGTGGTGGTGCATCAAATACATGCACATTTAATGGGTCTACTGTAGATGGAACTGTATCTGGTGCAGAATATCTTGTGATAAAGATATCTGCTCATAAAGACTGGACTGGGTATATTTCACAAGTAAGCGTGACCTGGAGCTAGAATGGCAGGAAAAAGTAATACCTCAGCAACGTTTTTTGCGCAGAAGAAGCTTCTTGGAAAGGCTCATACATCAAATCTTAAAGTTGATGGTGAAGAAGTCATTGGATCAAATATCCAGGCTGCATCAACTCTTATATTTGGAGAAGACATACCGACTGGACCAAGTCAGACCCTTTACCTTCTTCAGAGTGCCTCAAACGGCGGACCTACAACTGTTGAATATATTCAATTTGCTCTCACAGCCTTGACAGGTACCACATACGATGCTGACTCTTCTGGAGGCGGTGCAGGATCAGACTCAGGTGAATCTTCTCAGTCATCGGGTCCTCACTGTTATAAGTTCGTAATGCCTTCTGATTACACATCTAACTCTAGTAACTCTAGAGAGGGAAATGGGACATTTAATAATAACAAGATTATTCATGAAACTCTCGGAGCTCTTCAGTTAATTCCTCCATTCTTTTCACAGGATTCTCCCAACCCATACATAGTGAAAATTTTCGAGGATGACAGTGGCTCTGTTGGCGATGAAATCCCGCTTTTGGATAATATTGACTGGAACGTAGATTACTACAATGGAGTCCTATTTTTACAAGACTATGATTCAGGGAAAATACCAGCATATGCAAAAGCATTTGCCTATGTTGGAAGAATGCTTGATGAAGTTGTTTCTAGCGGAAGCAGCGGCGGAGGAGACGGAGATCCAAATGCTACATACCTTGTTAAAACAGCAACAGGCTCACTAAGTGCAGAGAGGGCTTTAGTTGCAGGAACCGGATTAAGCTCAGCAGATGCTGGTGCAAATGGTAATTTCACACTATCTGTAAATAATTCTGTTGTTGCAACACTTACTGGATCTATATTTTCTGGCCCTGTAAAGTCTTCTCAAATAACAGGGTCAATTACAAAGATATTTGACGGAACAAGCTATATTAGATCTGCAGGTGCTGCGTCTGTTTCTTCTGGCTCTGGTGGTGCAATTACAATATCATCCCCGAGCTATGTATTTAGTGAGTATCTTGGAATGAGCAATGGATCAAATACAAAATTTACATTCAATTATCAACCTGACAATGTGAAGAATGTCTCTGTTTTTGTTAACGGTATTTTCCAAGCACCAGCAACGTCGATTACTAGTGCAGGATATCAAGATTATTCAGTAACAGGGTCAAGTATGTATTTTACAACTGGGTCCTTACCTGAATCAGGTAGTGTAGTTTTTGCAAATTATGCAACAAATAGCAGCATATCATAGCTCTGTGAATAAAGTTCACCTAAGATAAAAACATTTCTCTCATTTCCGAACTTAGTATTCTAATTGATACTTATTTGTGATCAGTCACATATCAACGGAATGCGCATAAATGAAAGAATATTCAACTCCAGACTTATCCATTGCTGCCTTTTTATTAATGAAAGGTGTTAAGCTTATTAGGGCAAGTAAGCTTAAGTCTGGAAAATTTAATTTTACATTCAGCGATCCGAATCAAAGATGTCAAAGTCTATCACTAGAGTTTCTTAATTCAGAGTTTTCTGACTATGATAATCATGTAAGAAACCTAAAGAGGATGATATATAGTAGCTGAGGCCCATTCTGAGGTCTTTTGTTTAATTAGTTTTCGTTAAAGTTGTAGTCGCGTTTCGTTAGAGAATCGTTAGGTTATGTGATGATTTTTGCACGTTGCAGATCATCTAAGCCAATAATCTATAAATAAAGGAAAATTATAATGGCTAGTAAAACAAAGGTAAGGTTGTCCCAGGTCTCAGGATCTATCCCAGCCGACTCCGAATCAGCAGCAGCTTCTACAAGTCTTGCACTAGATGATCTAGGTGATATTCTAAATCACATGGCTTCTTCTATTAAGAGAATCCACGGTGCAGCGACATGGACAGCAGCAGCATCTGGTTCATTCTCAACTAATATCTACCCAGCATCTGCTGATGGAGCCTCACTGGGTTTCACAGACAAGGAGTGGTCAGATCTTTATCTCGCTGATGGGGGTATCATTAACCTCGGTGAGGGACAGGACGTCAAACTAACTCATGTTGCTGATACAGGTGTTCTTCTAAACTCAACACGTCAGTTTCAGTTTGGTGATTCAGGCACATACATTCACCAGGCAGCTGATGGCGAGCTTGATATTGTCTCTGACGGCAACATTGATCTTGCTGTTGGTGCAGCCGGTGTTATTGTTCGAGGAACAACTCCAAAAGTAACAATCGGTGATGCAGGTGCAGAAGA